ATAATGGATAACAGAAAATTTGAAAAACTTATTGAGTTAATTATCAATGAGAATGAAGAACAAGCCCGCGCACTATTCCATGACATCGTAGTTGAGAAATCACGCGAAATCTATGAAAACATGATGGATATGGGTGGTGGTGAACAATATGCTGGTTCAGTTTCTGAAATGATGCGTGAACTAAACACCGAAGAAGAAGGTATGAATGAAGAAGATGAAGAAGACTTAGAATTCGATGACTCAGATGACGGCGAAGATGAAATGATCGACATCGACATGGATTCCGATGATGAAGAAGGTGATGATGAAGAAGACCTAGAAGACCGTGTAGTTGATCTAGAAGATAAACTAGACCAGCTAATGGCTGAGTTTGAAGAAATTATGGCCGGCGAAGAAGGGGAAGAGCACATGGTCGATGACGACATGGGCGATGATGAAGACATGGGCGATGATGAAGACATGGGCGATGATGAAGGCGAAGAAGAAGCAATGATGGAAGCTATTCAACTTCAGCAAATGAAAGGTCTATATGGCTCAAAGATTGGTGGTGACAATGGTTCACAACCAAAGAGTACATATGCTGATAACTCAGGACAAGCTGGAATGGCAAGTCGCCCAGTAAAATTCTCAGGTTCTACTGAATCAATGCCAACTGGTCCAAAAGGTCCAAGCAATGCATACGCAAGAGGCGAAGGTCAAGTTAAAGATGCTAATAACTGGAAAAACGCCCCAGCACAAAGAAAACAAGATTTAACCGCTGCACCTAAGCCAACAACAACACAAGCTGCTGGTACTAATACCAAAAGCCCAGTAGCTGAATCACGCCGTAACAAGCGTAAATAAGAATTCTATTAGACCATGGCTTTGTATCTAAAAGAACACTTGACATTCGACCGCGCTAGTATGGTGGTCGAATCTGTCAAGGAAGATGGAGACAAAAAATCTCTTTATATGAAGGGGATTTTCATTCAGGGCGGGGTTAAAAATGCCAATGAGCGCATTTACCCCGTATCTGAAATTGAGTCAGCGGTTAGCACACTAAATCAACAAATTAGCGAAGGCTATTCAGTTCTAGGTGAAGTAGATCACCCAGATGATTTAAAAATCAATTTAGATCGCGTTTCACATATGATTACTCAAATGTGGATGGACGGTGCTAATGGATTCGGCAAACTAAAAATTTTACCAACTCCAATGGGGCAGTTAGTTGCTACCATGTTGGAGAGTGGTGTAAAACTTGGCGTATCTAGTCGTGGTAGCGGAAACGTAAACGATATGGATGGCAAAGTAAGTGACTTTGAAATTGTCACTGTGGATATCGTCGCTCAGCCAAGCGCACCAAATGCTTATCCAAAAGCAATTTATGAAGGCATGATGAATATGCGTCATGGTCATAAAATGTTGGATATAGCCAAGGGCGCTCAAGGCGACAGAAAAGTACAGAGATACCTAAAAGACGAAGTGGTTCGTCTTATTAAGGACCTCAAGATTAACAAAGGGGAATAAAGCATGTTTGATGCTATAAAGCCACTACTTGAAAGCGGAATCATCAATGAAGAAACTAGCCAAGCTATCAGCGAAGCATGGGAATCTAAATTGGTAGAAGCTCGTGAACAGGTACGCGCAGAATTAAGAGAAGAATTCGCACAACGCTATGAGCATGATCGTAGTGTTATGGTGGAAGCCCTTGACAAAATGATTACAGAAGGTCTAACAACTGAGATTCAAGAATTTCAAGTTGAAAGACAAGCAATGAACGAAGACCGTGTGAAAGCACAAGTAAAATTACGCGAAAGCGCAACAAAGTTCAATGATTTCATGGTTACTAAACTAGCTGAAGAAATCAAAGAGTTACGCTCTGACCGTAAGATTCAAAAAGAAAGTCAACAAAAGCTAGAGCAATTTATTGTTCACGCTCTTGCCCGCGAAATTAAAGAATTCGCACAAGACAAGCAAGCAGTTGTTGAAGCTAAGGTCAAGTTAGTTGCTGAAGGTCGTAAACAATTAGAAGCACTAAAAGCTCGTTTCGTAGCTGAAAGTGCAAAAAGATTGAATACTGCTGTAACAAGTCAACTAAAGGGTGAGTTAGGACAGTTGAAAGAAGATATTAAAACGGCAAAAGAAAACAACTTTGGTCGTCGTCTATTTGAAGCATTTGCAGGTGAATTTAGTGTTACTCATTTAAGTGAGAAAGCTGAAACTCGCAAAATAATGCAACAGCTAGCGCAGAAAGATCGTCAACTAGCCGAAGCCATCAAGTCAGCTAAAGATTCACAAAAGCTGATTGAAACAAAAGAACGTGAAGTTCGCATTATCAAAGAAAGCAATGTTCGTGAAAAGACATTGACAGAATTGCTAGGTTCATTAAACGATGAAAAAGCAACAGTAATGAAGAACTTACTAGAAAGCGTGCCAACAACAAAATTGAAAGCCACTTTCGACAAATATCTACCAGCAGTTCTAAACACAGGAGCTGAAAAGAAGTCTAAAGCTATTATCAGTGAGAGCGTGGTAGAAGTAACTGGGGATAAAGCTGCCAAACAGGAAGTTGAAGTCGAAGGACGTGATAACGTCATAGATATCAAACGCCTAGCAGGGCTTTAATTTACGACATATATTTAGGAGAAACATAAAATGTCAAAAGTACTATTAGAAAGCCGTTGGGGAGAGACCAAAGAGGCCCTGTTAGAAGGCTTAAAAGGAACTCGCCGTTCAACAATGGGTGTTATTTTAGAAAACACCAAAAAAACAACTACTTGCTGAAAGTTCAGCCGGTACAACTACAGCTGGTAATATCGCAACTCTAAATCGCGTTATTCTACCAGTAATCCGTCGTGTTATGCCAACCGTTATCGCTAACGAATTGGTAGGCGTTCAGCCAATGACAGGACCAGTTGGTCAGATTCATACTCTGCGTGTTCGTTATGCTCAGAATTTAAATGACCAATCAGCAGCACAAACATCAGTAACAGCTGGTCAAGAAGCACTAAGCCCATTCTTAATCGCTCAGGCTTATTCTCGTACACCACAAGCTGAAGGTACAGCTTATGGCTATACTGGTAATAATACTGCTGCCCTTGAAGGTAACGGTGGTAAGCAGATTTCAGTACAAATTCTACGTCAAGCTGTCGAAGCTAAGTCACGCAAGCTACAAGCTCGTTGGACATTCGAAGCTGCACAAGATGCTCAGTCACAACACGGTATCGACGTTGAAGCAGAAATCATGGCTGCTCTAGCTCAAGAAATTACTGCTGAAATTGACCAAGAGATTCTATTATCTCTAGCTACTCTAGCTTCAACTGAGTATACATACAATCAGGCTACCGTATCAGGTACAGCTACATACGTTGGTGACGAACATGCTGCTCTAGCAGTTCTAATCAATCGCGTTGCTAACCTAATCGCACAGCGTACTCGTCGCGGTGCAGGTAACTGGGCCGTTGTTTCACCAGCTTCACTAACTGTTCTACAAAGTGCTACAACATCAGCATTTGCTCGTACAACAGAAGGTACATTCGAAGCTCCAACAAACACCAAGTT